ATCGACAGCGAAGAGGCTCAAGGTAGTCGGTGAAGAGTTCTCAGATTACCACCAACCGAGCTATGACGAGATCATCCGGCGCCTGATCAACTACCACGAAATACACAGTGGAACAGGGATAGATCCTAAGCTGTTGCAATCGTCAGGCAAGAAAGGGTAGACTAGCTGCGTCCTAGTTTTCATGCTCGCCGCAGATCGAGGGAGGGGGCCATACCTCCCTCTTTCTCTTGCCTTTTATACCATCTCCCGTGTATAGTCCATCTGGCTCCGAGGATCGACTAGGGAGAAGAAGTATGGGTTTTAGAGACTTCCTAGGAGACAGTGTAAGCAGTGGGCTTCGAGACACTATCTGGACTGCAATAGCGAAACGGCTGACAGGTGATGTCCCTCCTTTCTGGGGTCAGACCGCTATCGGTCAATCTCTATGGTCAGACTGGGATTACGAGAAAGCCGTCCGCAAGTACTTCAGAAATAACGAACTCATTGCCCGATGTCTGCGGATCCGGGCTAACGCAGAATCCTCAATCCCCATTCAAGCGAAAAGGCTTCTACCTGATGGGACCCTCACGGATCTGCCGGCAACGCATGGCGCTGTCAAGTTCGCTCGAAAGCCTAACCCTCGTCTGAGCTGGCGTGACATCATGTACCGGCTGTCATTCGCTAGGGATCTCAAAGGGGAGATTACCTGGAAGATCAACAGCGTGAATCCGCAAGCAGGGCTAATTGAGATATGGCCTCTTCGTCCTGACCTCGTAAGGCCTCGACCTGTCGATGAGACAGAGCTTGAATACGTATACAAGCCAGGCTTTGGTGTGAAGGCTCAAACGTATCCAGCCAATGAGATCGTCCACATCGTCCAGTACGACCCCATCAACGAGCACACGGGGATTGCCACACTAAGGCCAGTGCAGAGACGTGCGGACGTGGCCGACTCAATTCAGGACGCACAGAAGTTCAGCTTCGATAACGCCGTCCTGCCTTCGGGAATCATCTCGGGGGATCTCTCACCCAAGCAGTCAGAGGAAATCAAGACTCAGATTGTGAAGACAAAGAGAGGGCCGAAGAACTTCAGGAAGATGCTACTGGCGCGCACCCGCGTGTACTTCCAGTCTCTCATGGGGACACCTGCGGAGATGGACTTCACTGAATCGATTGCGCTAACGGATAGAAAGACTGCCCTCGGGCTTGGCATCCACCCGGTACTCCTCGGAGTGTCTGACGCGACCTTTGAAAATCAGCAGATGGCCGAGGTGTTCTTGTGGACTAACGAGACACTCCCCAATGCTAAGTCAGCACTCGCAGCGATCAACCTGCAGCTCGCACCTCTCTTTGGTGACGACGTTGTTTTCGTTCACGACCTTTCCCAAGCGCCTCCTGTGGTAGAGATGCGTAGGCAGAATGCTCGGATTGCGAAGTACTTCTTGGAAATGGGCGTCAACGTACGGGCAATCAATACTGCCCTTGATCTAGGGCTTCCATCCTGGGCGTGTCCAGATACCGGATTCATGCAAGCCGGAATGCTGCCCTTGAACAATAGCTCCTCATCTACCCGATCGATTCAGCAGAGAGCGATCAACACAGACGAAAGCGCAATCGATACCAGATGGATCCTCCGCGATCGTGTGCAGCAAGCCTACGCAGAGGCAATGGGCAAGAACGTATCACGCAGATTCCTCGAAGAAGGGAAGCTGATAGAGAGCCATTGGAAGGCAGGCAACACAAACTATGAGGCCCTCATCGAAGGCGAGTCAGAGGCATGGAGGATCGTTCTCACAGCATCCTGGCGAGTGACCATCGATCGAATAGGGAAAGACGTTGAAGCAGAGATCATCGGGAATACTGAGAGAGCAAGTCTCAGATTCGACGCCTACACCGGCGCGATCAATTCCTTTGTCGAGGGACAGGTAGCTGAACAGGTTGACAGGATTCAGGCTGAGACGATCTCTCGGGTAAAACATGTGGTAGATAAGGCAGCTCTCGAAGGGGCAAGCGCGGTAGACACAGCGCGTCAGCTTCACAGCCTATACGAGCGATTCGGGGGAAAGGATCCCGAGCTACCATTTGACAAGAGCCGGTCGATGACGATAGCACGAACAGAGATTCACGGGGCAAGCGGATTCGCATCACGTGAAGCAGCAGTCCAGACAGGTGTAGTGACAGGCAAGCGATGGATCTCTGCACGAGCTGGCGATGTCCGCGACTCACACGCTGCTCTCGATGATGGAACGATCTACGCCATTCACGCGACGTACCCGAACGGGCTCATGTATCCGGGCGATCCCAGCGGCTCAGCAGAAGAGACAGTGAATTGTAATTGTCAGGAACTCTACGAAACGGGGCCTGACGCGGAGAAATCTAACGGAGGTGGCTTATGAAGTATCTCGCAGTACCCCTAGAGGTCCGCGAGTTAAGAGCCGAAGGCAGAGAGGGCGACTTCACTGGTCATGCTTCCGTCTTCGGTAACGTGGATTCATACAACACGATCATTGACGCAGGCGCGTTCAAGCGAACGCTCAAAGCTCAGAAAGGCAATATCCCCATCACGTTCTTCCACATGCCGTGGATGGGAATTGGGATGTCTAATTCCTCGGAAGACAATACTGGCCTTGCTGTGGCTGGCCATCTCAACATCGACAACTCACGGGATGCGGCTGAGGTTTACGCGGGTATGCCCGATCCTACTGGCGAGAATCCAGCGGCGGGGTATTACTCCCAGATGTCGCACGGGTTCGATGTTGTTCAGCAAAAGAAGGACTCTGACGGGATCTGGCATTACACGGAAGTCAAGTTGTACGAAGTAGCAATCCTAATGACGAACTTTGCAGCCAATCCTGAGGCAAACATCGACAACGTTCGGTCACAGATCGGCGTTCTTCAGATGGCTCTCCGTGGCGGCTCTGCTTCAGACATCAGAAAGATGATAGAGACAACGCGATCGGCGATCGACACAGATCATGAAGAGGCAGACGACCTCGGGATTATCGTCATCAAGAATTCGGAACAAGTACGCAATCTAATCAAACGGCTCGACACGTTCACTGCACTCTTCGACGCAGACCCGGATTCGTCCACTCTGCAAGGAGACCCGCAATCAAGACGCATCTTCGACCCGCAAACGCACTCGAAGCTGACTAACGAGCTACGTTCGATACTTAATCAGACATAGGAGGTATTTCCAGTGCCAGATAATACAGATCAAGGGAACGATCAAACTTCCGTAGCTCAGTTGCAGAAAGAACATGCAGCCGCTACCAAGGAACTGACCGGGCTTGTTACTCAGATGAGAGAGAAACTCGATGGCTTCGACGCTACGCTAGACGACAAGGTAGAAGCGCGTGCTGATACCGTCATCGAAGCGAAGACGACCGGGCTTGCTGATGAAATCAAAGCTGTACGTGAGGCACAGCAGGAACTTCTCTTGCGGCTGAATCGCCCTGCGACCCCCACCGGGGATATTACGGACGAAGCGAGAGAGAAGCGATCTCTATTCGCAAACACGCTGCGCGTTCAAAGCGGGAATGCGGAAATCCTCGCATCAGTTCCTAAAGAACAGCGTGCCCTCGTTGAGAATGCCGTAGGTGAGATCGCTGTACCTGAAGAGCTCGACAAGGAATGGCTGGTAGCAATCAACGGCTTGACCCTCTTCCGTTCTTTGGTAGATGTCAAGACAACGAAATCAAACCGGAAACGCAAACGAAGTCGTACGCGAGTCACTGTTGGTATGGGGAATCTCGAACTCGGGGACTCTCCACACGCAAGCGACATGGTTTTGACGGAAGAATGGCAGTACGTCGAAGACATGAATGGATATACAGAGTTCGGTGTCGACGAACTGATGGACTCGGATACGAACCTCATTGCGGATATGAGCGAAGATTACACCTTTGGATTTGCCGAGCTCGAAGATACGCAGTGCTGGGCAGGAACAGGCCATACGCTCAAAGAGTTTGGCGGCTTGAGCAGGGGTACGACCATCACCCGGCACCATGCGGCGGCGGCGGCAACGGTAACGATCGAAGACTTCTTGCGGCTGTTCTACCAGGTGCCCAAGCAGTATCGGAAGAACGGTCAGCTTGTCATCACGTCAGCAACAGAGCTTGCAGTTATGCTCCTGCGCGGCGATGGCGGTGGTGGTGCAGGTACAGGCTCATTCATGTGGCAACCTTCCGTCCAAGCAGGTGTACCGAACAGGCTTCGAGGCTATCCACAGTACACACAGGATGACCTCGATGAGTGGGATGGTTCATCCGGTAACGACGTTGCGATCTTCGGAGACTTCAAGCGCGGCTATCGCATCCTCGATCGATTGGGTACAACCCTTGCGAAGTTCTCTGAGCTTCGGCGTTTGTCTGGGCTAATTGGATTCTTGGCAACCCGTCGAACAGGTGGCGAGATCAAGATCGCTGACGCTCTTCGCATCATGGATCTCCCGTAGTAGGGAGTCGAACAAAATCGGTTCAGTACAAGGAGGACCGAATGAAGAGAAAACTATTTACCCTGGCAGCGATGCTCACGCTTGTTGCCTTTTCGCTCGGAGTTTTTGCAGCACCTCAGTACATCGAGACGCTTCAGGTAGGCACGATCACCGGGGCGACGTTCACCGGATTGGTCATTGGTACAGACGTGCAAGCCTACAACGCAAACCTGACATCGTTCGCAACGGTAGCCCCAGCCGCAAACATGTTGACGTTCTTAGCCTCGGCTACGTTTGCGTCGATGGCTCAGGACTTGAGCTTAGAGATCGGCGTAGACACGCAAGCCTATGACGCGGATCTCGATACCTACGCGGGGATCACACCGACTGCAACGATTCAGATTGCTCTTGAACATGCAGCCGACTCGGTTGTACTGACTCAACGCCATCGAATGACGGTCTCTGAAATCAACGCGGGGCATGAGCTGTTACCAGCGATTACAGGCCAGTCGTACAGGGTCATCGAGTGTATCGCTATCGCGTATGGTGGAGCTGTTGGCACAGTTACGACCGTAGACATTCTCGGTACGCAGTCAGCGGGTGGAGTGAAGATCTTTACCTACGCGCAAGTATCCCTCACTCAGTCCGCGGTATTGACGGGAACTGCTGACGCTACGGTCCTCGCTGATGGCGCTTCGTTCTCACCGATGGATGTGACCACAGCGATCACAGTCGGGGTGACTGGCGCGGCTGCTGACACGGCAACAGGTATCGACTTCATCATCACATACGTCATCGAATAGCTAGACCAAGGACCAACCAAAGGAGGTCCAAGTGAACAAGTCTCAAATGAAGTTCAATGCGCTAGTCCTGTTGGGAGTAGTCCTTATCCTGGCTGCGTCTTTCGCAGTTGCAGATTACTATGAGGGGAACCGAATCTTTGACGGGTACGACCCGACGATGGGCAACGAGATCCGCTTCAATTCAGGCACGTACGATGTGCCTGTTACCCCCGCAAATGCGATCACTAGAACGATCGCTTTCGACGTGGCGGATCCATTCACTGCCCAGGTTGGAACGATTCCCAAGGGCGCGATCGTGTCTCATGTAAGCGTGGCGATCACTACAGCTTTCGACGCTGGGACCACGAACGTCTTTCTTGTAGGAACTACAGCCGACCCAGATCACTACGTCGACGCGGGAGATGTTGATGAGACTCTCGTATCGGGGATCTACGTTGGAGACAAGCCCGAGCAAGTGACGGTCGACACGGAAGTGTTTATCACGTACACGCAGACGGGTACAGCAGCTACGGCGGGGGGAGCAAGAGCAACTATCTGGTACGTCCTTCCTCCGTCCTAGGATAGATCTTCACTCTCAACATGGAGGAGGTGTTGAATGTCAAAGGGAACGGAAGAAGTCAAGGTGTTGACCTCAGGTTACGTGTACCACGGGCACACCTACCGGAAAGGAGAAACGATCGACATGGATAAACATGACATATCCCCAGCGGTAGACCGTGGGCAGATAAGACCGAAGACAAAGAAGGGGCCTGGCTCGACCAGAGCAACAGGCCCGAGCCAGAATAGGTAGGAGGATCTCATGGGACCTGTCGAAACTGCACTCGTATGGACTACGTACACCGCAGAGTTGAAGCAGTATTGCTACGTTTCAAGCTCTGCTCACGATACGATCCTTGAACGTTTTATGAAGGCAGCCGGCAGGCATGCCGATGAGTACCTCAGCAATCCGTTTACCGAGCAGCAGGTGAAGATCACGCTGGCTAGTGTTCAAGTAGGGGAAGCCCTGACCATTGACGGCGCAATCTTCACCGCTGCTGCTGCGGACGATGAGACAAAGAGAGAGTTCAAAGTAAGGGTGTCAGATACCGAGGATGCCACTGCCCTTCTCGCTCTTGTCAATAGCGATGTGATCGGCGGTACGTATGGCGCCATTGGAGTAGAGACTGTCATTGGCACAAGCGCACTTGGGGTAGTCACCCTCGCACATCGCTACCCGAATGAGAAGCCTATCTCTGCTTCGAGCAGTGACGAGGATCAACTGCGTGTCTCTCTTACGCGGGTGGCACTCGACATCCCCTCCGAGGTTCTCGTGTGGTGCTGGCAATTCGTTGCTTGGAAGTTCGAGAATCGAGACGGGCGGAAATCAGAGCGCGCCGAGATGGGGATCACCTCTGTTGACTGGGGCGATGGACCGGATGAAACGCTACTTGAGCCTTACGTCAGACATCTATTGGAGATCGTCTAATGCCACGATTCGAGCAAGTCAAGATCATGGCAGACAGCACCGGGGGAACT